TCGGCAACATATGATGATAGAAGAATGTCATTAATTATAAATGGAAATGTAGAAGCATCAACTTTACTTTCAGATTCATTTAAATTTAAATCTTTATCAGACATAACTTTGATATCTCAAGATTCTACATTTTTAATAGATAGAGTGCAAATATTAAATGAAGTTTTATCTTTAGGTCAACATCAGCTAGAGCTAAGACAAGACAAATATTTACAATATCCAGATCAAATATTTAGTAGGGACGGAGCCTACTACTGGGGCTTTGATATTAATAATAAGCAAATAGACGATAGTTTTGAATACGGTATAAATAAATCTTTTTCTACAGCAACATTAACCAATTTAGAACTTGATGAGTTTGGATATCTTATAGTATCTGAAGGAAGTTTGCAAGGAACTCTTGAAGATAAACATTTTTTCCCATCATTAGCACTATCATCTCATAACCAAATAGAGTGGGATTATGATTCTGGAATAACATTTGAATATAGCCTTGATGGAATAAATTATTCTTACTCATATAATTATTCAAATATAGAAAATTTTTCTGGCGGGTATTTATATTATAGGGTAACAATTAATGCTGGATCAAAACTAAGACATTTAAAATTTATTTCATTTAAAGATATTAAACTTCCATCAGATAACAGCCTTTTTGATATTTCATCTAATGGCATATATACTGTTGGAAATAGATCTGGATTATTAATAGATCATTCTAATAATATGGGAATCAAAAAACTTGCTGGAAGTGGAATAAAGATTGAAGATATGTCAATTCATTCTGTAGAGTTTTTATATAATCCACAATCAATAGCAAATCCTGGAATTCTATTAGAATGTGGTATAGCAAAATATGCGTGGGACATAAATGGTTCTGTAGCTAAAGCTAACATACAGGATATATATGTTAATGGAAAAAATTTAACTGGTGAAACCGATATTTCACTTGTATTTAGTCCTGGAATATGGCATCATGTTGTTGTAGAGTTTACTACAAGCCAAACAGATACTCTATTTATTAACCAAAATTCTAGTGGATCAGTTGCTGGTCAATTATCAAGGTTTGCACATTTAGCCTTATATAATGATGATATGGCTGGGCATGCTGTTAATCACTATAATTATCTTACAACAAAGGTTGTACAGGCCTCTGCTACAGATACCATAAATTTGGGCTCAGAGTCATATAATGCCTTTTCTGTGGACAAAGTTATTATTTCAACACAATAATATGTCCATTAATATAGACATATTTGGTGTAAACAAGAGAAAAATGGTATAATTAAAAAATGAAGAAAATTAGAAGCTCAGTTGTTGAGAGTAAGTCAAAATACGGCGTATATGTTTGGCAGATGCCAAATGGGCAATGGGTCGGAGATGACGAAGGTAGATATATGTTGATTCCATCAGAAAAAGGTGATCAAGAAAAGATATCACAAATTACAGAGGCTGCTAGGTCTTATGGAATTACTGAAGGTCAAGCACAGTTTGTCCCTGGAAGAAGAAAAGTTTCAGATGAAGAGTATGCGGAACAAGAAGCAAGATTAAGAATGGGAATGACACCAGACCCATTTGATATTGACGAAAGTATAGAACAGTATAAGAGGTTAACAAATGGCATCTGAGTATATTGAAGATGATGTAGAAGTTGTAGAGATAAAAGGTTCTGCAGACGTATTTGGTGGAATAACACCAGATGAACATGGGGACCCATTCTCAAAAAATTTAGACGAAGTTAAAAGACTTTCTGGATTTAGTACAAACTTCAAAAAGAGACTTGCAAGAACAGATTTTTCTAAGGTTCTTCGTGGAATGGATGTTTCCACAACACAAATTGTAGAGCCATTTATGATTACTGGCTACAGCATCCTTGATGTTGTTCAGCCTCCATATAACTTAAATTATTTAGCTTCAATATATGAAATATCAGCACCTCATTATTCTGCAGTAAATGCAAAGGTTGCAAATATCATTGGTCTTGGTTATGATTTTGTTGAAACAGAAAGTACAAAAGAAAAGCTTGCAGATATTCAAGATGAGAAGCAGTTAGAAAGAGCACGTAGAAAAGTAGAACGAGTTAAAATTTCAATGCATGATTGGCTTGAAGATACAAATGAGGAAGAAACATTTGTGGAAACATTATCTCGTGTGTGGAAAGATTATGAAACAACTGGTAATGGATATTTAGAAATTGGCAGAAAAAATACTGGAGAGATTGGATATATTGGTCATGTTCCAGCAGCGTCAATGCGTGTTCGTAGATTAAGAGATGGATTTGTTCAGATTATAGGAAATCAATCTGTATTCTTTAGAAATTTTGGAGATCAAGAAACCACTAACCCAATAACAGCAGATGTTCGTCCTAATGAAATTATTCACTTTAAAAACTATACTCCCACAAATGGATATTATGGAGTTCCAGATATTATTTCATCAAAGAATGCAATGGCTGGAAATGAGTTTGCCGCTAGATTTAATTTAGACTATTTTGAGAATAAAGCCGTTCCTAGGTACATTATAACCGTCAAGGGTGCTCGTCTATCCAACGACGCTGAAAGAAAGCTCCTAGAGTTCTTCCAGACTGGTTTAAAGGGCAAGAATCACAGGTCTCTATACATCCCTCTACCAGCAGATAATAATGATTCTAAGGTTGAGTTTAAAATGGAGCCAGTAGAGGCTGGAGTTCAGGACTCTTCATTTAATAATTATAAGACTGCCAATAGAGATGAAATATTAATTTCTCATAGAGTTCCTATCAGCAAAATTGGAACCCCAGCAGGAGTATCTTTGGCAAATGCAAGGGATGCAGACAAAACATTTAAAGAACAAGTTTGTCGCCCATCTCAAAGAAATATTGAAAAGAAGTTAAATAAAATTATTTCGGAAAAAACAGACATGTTTTCTTTGAAGTTTAATGAGTTAACTTTAACAGATGAAGATACTCAATCTAAGATTGATGAGAGATATTTACGCATGAAAGTTCTGGTTCCTAATGAAATTAGAGCTAGAATGGGAATGCAGGGAATTCCTGGAGGAGATATACCAGTTCAATTAACTGGCCAACAGGCAGCAGATGCAACAGCAAATGCTTCTGGAAATAGGAGCAGAGATCAACAAAGAGCTGGAACTCAGCCAGATATTGCTGGGGAGGCTAGAAACCCTCAAGGTGAAGGGCGCCAGATTTAGTAAACAGATACTTGCGTTTTAATCTACTAAGAGATATTATTTATACACCATGGAAATAAAAAAGGCAAATTGGACCACAAGCGGAAACAACCTTAAAATAAGTGTACCGTTTTCAAAGGTCGATAAATCAAAGAGGACAGTCTCTGGTTTTGCCACGCTTGATAATGTAGATACTCAGGGTGACATTGTTGAAGCAGAGGCAAGCATTTCTGCATTTAAGCGCTTTAGAGGTAATGTAAGAGAAATGCATCAACCATTAGCAGTTGGAAAAGTTGTTTCATTTGAGCCTAAAAGTTATTATGATCCAGCAGATGGAAAAGTTTATAATGGTGTTTATGTAAATACTTATGTTTCTAAGGGTGCACAAGATACTTGGGAAAAAGTTTTAGATGGAACACTTCAAGGATTTTCAATTGGTGGAGCTATTAATAAAACAGACTTACAGCAAATAGATGGGGCCGAATCCCCAATAAGAATTATTAAAGACTATGATCTTGTAGAATTATCTTTAGTTGATAATCCAGCAAATCAATTAGCAAATATTTTTTCAATTGAAAAATCAAATGGACAATCATTTATAAAGGGAATTGCAGCAGAAGTAACTCTTGAAAATATTTTTTGGTGTCCAACAGATTCAATTGCGGTAACATCAACTAATGAAGGATGCGATTGCGAAAATTGTAATTGTAAAATGGAAAACATTGGTTGGGTAGAAAGCAATGATGTTAATAAAGCGGATGTAATTAAAAGCATTGTTGATCAATATATAAATAAGAATTCTGAGATTGATGAAATCGCAGAAGAACGTCGGAATGCTAACGACGGCGTTTTAAAAAATAATACAGCCAATGAAGGAGGTACTAACATGGCAGATGAAGCAGTTGTAGAAACAACAGAAGCAACTGAAACTGCAGCAGTAGCAGAAGCTCCAGCAGCAGAAGCAGCTGAGGCAGTAGCTGAGACAGCAGCAGCTGTCGATGAAGCTCCAGAGGGCGCTGAAACTGTTGTCGAAAAGGCAGCAGATATTCAAGAGGTCGCCGTTGAAGAGCTTGATTTTTCAAAGAAGATTGACGAATTGAAGGCGTTTTTCGCAGACAATTTTGCAAAGAATGCAGCAGATAATGCTGCAGCTACAGATGCAGTTCGTAACAACCTAGAGGAAGTTGTTAAGAGCGCAGAGGCAAAGCTTGATGAGCTTTCCAAGAAGTACGAAGAGCTTTCTCTTACAGTAAAGTCTATCGAAGATAAGTTTACTAGTACAGAGAAAAGAATTGATGCAGTCGAATCAGAGACAGCAATCAAGAAGTCAGCAGATCTTGGCGGATCTACTGATGAAACAGTAACAAAGAGCAAGTGGGGCGGCACATTCCTCGGTGTACGCGATATTCTCTAAAAATAAGGCAGGTGAAATAAATGAGTAATGAACTATTAAAGTCAGTAATTGCATCAACAACACTTGGCGATACTTCATATGACACAGCTCGTGGTGGCTTACTAAAGCCAGAGCAGTCAAACCGTTTTATCGACTATATGTTTGATGCAACTGTAATTACCAAGGTAGCTAGAACCATTCGTATGCGTTCTGATATCATGGAAATCGACAAGATTGGTGTAGGCGAAAGAATTCTTAAGGTTGCTACTGAAGCAACTGATGATGGTACAACAACAGGTGTATCATTCGCTAAAATCTCTCTTGCAACAAAGAAGCTACGTCTTGACTGGGAACTTTCTTCCGAGTCACTAGAGGATGGCATTGAGGGTGCAGACCTAGAGGACCACATCGCAAGAATGATGGCAACTCAGGTTGGTAACGACGTTGAAGATCTCGTTCTTAACGGCGTTGGATCAGGCTCTGATGCTCTTCTTAAGGCTTTCAAGGGTGTAAGAACTCTTGCAGTAGAAAACGGTCACGTAGTTGACGCAGCTGGTGCTGGTATTTCAAAGGCAGTCTTCAACGACGCTTTGAAGAAGATGCCACGTCGCTATAAGCAACGTCGTAATCAGCTTCGCTTCCTATCAGGTTCAAACCTGGTTCAGGACTATCTATATAGCTTGACATCAATTCCAGGAACTCCAGAAGATATTGCTTCAGGAATTGTTCGTGGTGATGTTATTGCAAACAATGGTGCTCCAGGAGGAGTAATTCCATTCGCATTCGGAATTCCAGTTGTTGAAGTTCCTCTTCTAAATGAGGACCAGACAGGTACATATTCTGGTGCAGCAGGTTCACATGGTGATATCCATCTCACATTCCCAGACAACGTAATCGTTGGTGTGAAGCGTGATATTGTTGTTCACCGTGAATTCAAGCCTAAGAAGGATACAATCGAATATACATTGTTCCTTCGTGTAGGTACAGCAGTCGAAAACCCAGATGCATTCGTTGTCGTTAAGAACGTCAAGGTTGCAGCAGGTTACGATGCACGTTCTCTATCAGCAGTAACTGGTGGAGCATACACCAACCCAGCAACAATCTAATTTAGATTAAATAGGGTTTGAAGGGGGATTTTCCTACATTGGAAAATCCCCTTTCTCTTATAGTTCGCAAAATGGTATAATTTATTA